GGCGTGACCTTCAACTTCATTGTAGTGAGATCGTTTGGTTCGAACGAAGAACGGAAGTAACGTTTAACATAGTCACCCGCAGTTTCGCGAGTACGTGTTGCCATCTCTTCTTTGATAGACTTGAAACCAGAACTAGCGGTTACTGCACTAACAATGTCACCACCTAAAACTTCGATTACCTGAATGAAGTTCTTAGCGACTGTGGTAGTACGACCATCAGCAAGTGTTAAAGTGATACGATAACGGTCAGCGCCAGGCGATGTTAAGTTTGGAGTCTCACCTTGGTTGTCGTATAGAGTCGTGTCATCATCGACAGTAACAATCTCTTGATCGATAAGGAATCCGAATCGACTAGATTGGTTAGTAGAGTACTTACCGAATATCAGACTTTGTGGTGGACAATATACAACACGTCCCTGAACAAAGAAGTGTCCTTCATCAACCGATATCTCTGACGCTAAACCGACAGCTGGGTTGTTAGAAGTATTGATCGACTGTACTTCGAATGTGAATCCACCTGTAGTACTCGTAATGGTACTACCTGAACCAACTCTAGTAGATGTTGCACCCGTGTTTGTATCTGACGTGTATTCTACATAGAGAGTATCGGGATCACCGTCTACCGCTGCAATGTACTGAATGACACGGAATTTAATTGTAGGGTTTAAATTGTTTACCGAAAACTCAACACCTTCCAAGACTGACGGATCAGAAGGAAATGGTGTTAATGGGTTTATCTTGATGAATTCAAGACCATTGTCTACCTTGAAAGATCCCGGCGTGATTGCAGAACCTTCTTCGAAAAGATTGCCTCCAATCTGAGAGATTTCAGACTGAATAATAGTCTGCATCTGTGTAAGTTCACGAGCCTGAAGCGCCTTACCACTATTGAACAACACACGATGATAGTTCTTAGTCTTATCGTAGTCGTCCTTATAAGTGGATGGAAAGCTTGATTTTGTGTAAATAGTCGGCATCTTTAAGTACTACCCTTAGAGTTGTATGATGATTTTAAGGTCTTCAATTTGTTCCGCAGATCGATCTACAGCGGCCCTATTATCTATGTAAAGAAGTTCGCCTGTCATCGGATCAAAACTTCCTTTTAATATCTTATTTATTGTACCAGTATTACCACTTGGATCTGTCACAGTAGTTCCGGAATCAAATGCAGTAAATCCTGTACCTTCATTCTGGTGAATGAACAGTCTAGCAGTAAGTGCTGAACCGTTAAGTGAATCTACTGTATCTATATATGCCTTCGCACCAGCTGCGTCCGTGATGTAGGTATCTTCAACAAACGTACCACTAGTGGAAGTCAGTTCTAACTTATCGACACCCAATCCAGTAGATTCCGTGAAGAATGCACCAGCACTGTCATAGTTAGCAATCAAAGGATTACGTAACAGACATACTTGACGGAAGGTGTTGGTACCTAAGATAAAGTCACCGTTCTCCGAACCATCAATCTTAGAGTTAAACATTACCGCAGATGAACGTAGATCGTCACGTGGATCCGCACCTAAACCATTAGGTGAACCAAGTATCGCAACACCAGCTGCATCGTCACCCACACCAGCAATCACAACATTGGCGCGAGTATAACCCGAACCACGGTATGAACCTGTTGCCCAACCCAATGGGTTATTACCAGAAAGGTTACCGGCAGAATCTTCTTTTATTTTTAAGTTTACAAGTGAGTTACCAGAGATCACTGGAGTCACTATCGCACCTGTACCATCACCAACAATAGTTGCTGTAGGAGTAGATGTATATGATGTACCACCGGCGGTTACTCGTAGACCGATAATCTGACCTTTAATTGCAGCAAGTTCTACCGCACGTTGTTCTACTTGTTCCGCAGTCGCATCAACAGATGCAGCCGTGTCTGAGTCAACAAACTGTACAGGCATATAGGCAGAAGAAAGGAACTTAGATGCATTCAATGCACCGATAGAGTACAGGAACTTCCAGACGTAATCGTCAGAAGTACGGAAAGGTGTACCAGTAGTATTACCTGTCGGTTGAATAGTAGAGTTCTGAACAACACCAGCCGCATCTTTACCTTGTTGTAAACAGATGTATACTTCTTGGTTACTGTTCATAACATAGAAAGGTTGTAGAGGATATCCTACATGGTTATCATCAAACGCAGAATACTGTGTACCAGAAGACCAGTTGTATCGAGGAATCGCGAATGTCTTATCCGTAATGTTCTTGATAGACTGCATGTTCAGTCGTGCGTCACGTTCGTCTCTTACACGATTCTGTGGGATAATAGCGGTATCACTATCGTTCCAACCTTCCGACCTAGCGATACCAGCGTAGTATCGAACAGAACCGGCGTCAAAGTCCGCAAACAATTCCTCTAGAAAGAGTTTTTTAATTTTATCAGTTACTATGGCAGCCATCTATATGTCCTATGAAATCGTTGCGGTTGAGCTTACTACATACCACTCTGTGGTGGACAAACTATAAACCAGATGTGCAGTCTGTCCTGAAGCTATTGTTAATGTGTCTCTGGATGCGGCGTTGTTACTGATAGTAACTGTCGCTGTACCAGAATTGATATTTATTAGATATTTAACTTCACCATCTACCGTACCGTCACCCATAGTTGCAGTGACCGCAGTACCCATGTTGAAGAATGTTATCGGTGCAGTCAATGCAACCGTTGCGGGGGTGGCAGTTATATTCTGAGTACCAAGTGCAAGTTTAGTTTCAATTGCAACCGCACCAGTACCCTTAGAATGAAGTTCTAAATTGATGTCTGCGTTACTACCTACCGATCGGATCTCCGGATGAAGAAGGTGCGAAGCATTACCAATACTGATATTGTTTATCGCATTATTATCGGGAGAAAATGTAATCAGTTCGTTACCAGCACTATCCTGAAGATTAGTTCCGATACGGAACGTTTCAATCAATGGATCGACCAGAGTCTTGTTAGTCAAAGTCTGAGGATGGTTATTGAACGTGAACTCATCGTGATTAGTCAATACAGGTAGAGTTACGTTTCGGTTAGCTGCAACATCAGATGCAACTAAATTGAAAGAATGGTTGCCACCAGCATCAGTTAGTGTTAAACTAGAGATAGTCGGACTAGTAAGTGTTTTGTTCGTTAGTGTCTGAGTCGCAGTACTAAGTACAAAGTCACCGTTCGCATCCGGAAGACTCAAGACACGGTCAGCAGTTGGGTTCACTACGGTCAGTTTAGTTTCAAACTGATCTAAACTTGTTCCTTCAAAGATGATACCATCATCCACGAAAGATACACCACCGGAGAGGGTGTCACTATCACCACCTAGAAACTTATATAGTTCTACGAAGTTGGCGTTGATCTTTAAACCGGCAGTACGTAGTGTATCACCCGTACCATCGTTAGCAACTGTTCCTCTGTTTAATACTTGTCTTGTCATTAGTCTCTTCTACCTAAAGATTGATACTTCTATTTATACGTTTTATAGCAGTTCGTCCAGAGTTATTTCTCCGTCCGAATCACCTGTTTGTCCTACAGCTGGATTGTTACCATCAGTCCTTAACACATTGCGCCAAGTGAATTGTTCTTGGTCAATAGTCTCCAGACTAGACAGACCCATAGCGGATCCACTGTCATCGGTATCTTCATCGAATGTTGGTGAGTTGGGTTCTAAGTACTCTAGTATGTTACTCTGTAACCCATGTACCTCACCGATAGTGATGTCACCAACGTCTTTAATATCGTTACCGCCAGGGTTCGGATAAGATGATGAACTTCCCATGTTTGTTCTGAATATCATCTCGTCTCCATCTGGATTGATTGCCACATCGAATAGTGCGGTGTGTTGTGCGTAACCTTCTGGATGTCTCATAGTAGCAATACCCTCGATTTCTTTCGGTGGTAGATCCAGTGTGCCAGGAAATGGTTGATTCTCGATATCCAAATCGACCGATCCTACCAACTGTACTTGAGAACCCAAATACATACCAGCTGGGTGTACAAACAACTTATACACCTCTCTCCACTTGGAGATTGCCAGTTCACTTCTAATCTGTATCGCATAGTTCTGATACAGTTTATCGTCTGTTATATACCTCTGTGAGGATGCACCGATCTCCGAAGCGTTTAACGTAAACACATTCTTCTTAGTGTAAACGATATCGGGATCAATGTTAAAGAACGTCCGAAAGAACTGTTGAATAGAGTACTTAGTACCCTTAGAACGATACAGTGTATTAGAGTACTTTGCAGCCTCTCTCTTATCCGCAAATCCTTCGAAGTACGACTGACCCAACAACAACTCATCTTCAACAAAGGATAACAAATCTATATCCGTCTGTGTGATATCCTTGATTAAGAATAACTCATTGAGTAACGTAGTCGGAGAAACATCTTCCTCTTCAAAGTTATAGTACTTTGTCAACAAAGTTACTAACTTAGGAAAACTAGAGATTATATGATCGGGAAGTACTTCCTCAATCTTATAATGTCGTAGATTTATTTCCCTACGGTTTAAGTCATCGAATGTCTTGTCTAAGTGTCCGGCCATTAGTTAGTCGCTGTCGTTATGATGCCAGTTGTCTGTGATCGAGATTCGTCATAATTGAGGACATCGTTTCTTTGTGGAGTAATCGCAGACTGGTTAGCAGGGAGTACAGATATTTTAACTGTGGTCTGTCCACCCGTGATACTATCGATCTGAAGTCCTACAAAAGAAACAACACCATTTACGTCAAACGATCCTACGTTGTCAACCAATACTCTGTTGTCGTTAAGATCAATGACCTGTAACACATTAGAGTTCAACTTGTTTCGAATCGAACAGTTGATGTTTTGGAGTACAAAGTTAGTTGATGTTACGATATACTCTTCATCGTCAAACTCTTCGATCATTACCGGAAACTTCAAAGTGTGATTCTGTATTCTACCAAGTATCGGAGTAACACTCTGTTGCATCTTGACGGTCGCACGTGAAGACAGGATAGCTGGAGATATATCATCAATCAAACTCAGTAGATTAGATCGTCTAAACGACTGATCAAACTTACCAGTATTTTGAGTAAAGTATTGACGGGTTACGTCTTCTACTTGTGACTTAATAGTGTTCATTGTCAACGAAGTTAATCGTTCGTTAAACTGGAACTTAGTATCGAGTTCAACACTAGTTCTAACTGGATCGGAAAACTTCAAGTCAAATGATGCAATAGACAACTGAGACGCTAAGTCTAAGATGGACTGTTTGGTTGCATCGACAGTAACTTGAGGAATAGTAGAGTTAAAGAGGACAGACATAAAGACTGCACCATACTCTTTAACAATGTTATCTTCTCCACCCCAAGACTTGATATCACTGATCAAAGAAGAGAAGTTACGTAATACAAGAGCGGAGTAATCCGAATGCGTTACCATTCTGTTCTGAGATGCATATTGGAAAGGTGCGTTCTTACGAATCGATTCTAGAGATTCTTTCTCTGCACCACCAGATGAAACTGATTCTGTGGTTATCGTTGGTACCAATTCGGTATTCGCATTGATCTGAACAGCATTAACTGGTTCGAATGTCTCTGCGAAGTTTGAATCGGGGCCGTTGGTGGACAGATATTCAACAACAATCTTGTTGCCTGGCGCTGGGGTTCTACCCAAAGTAGTACCGTTACCGAACGTCAATTCAAAGAAACCATTAGGCATCTCCTTCATGATGTATATGGTCGAATCGGTATCAATGACGCTTGTATTCAAAATGTTTTTATATGCGGTAAAGTCCAATGATGTTGAACTAGGGTGTACCTTAACTACCGCAGTACTGAGATCTAGGTTCTTATCCGGAATGATGTATGTGATGTTTTCAGAGTTATCACCAGAGATAAACGTCTTAGTCTTTGAACGACCTTCCTTAATAGGAATGATGTTGGAACCGTTCTGTTGTTTGAACTCATAGAAACCAAAACCATCGTCTGAAGCAGAGATTGTTTCGGTTGTCTGGAAAGTGAATTCAAGACTATCAACCGTAGATACAAACTGGTAACCAGCTGAGATAGATAATCGTGGACTACGGTCAACAATACCAGATAGGTTCAATGACATCTTGACAAACGCCTGTGATGCGTTCTTACTATCCGGAACATAACCGATACCTTCGGACAAGGAGACCAACGAACTACGTAGTTGGGCCGTTCCAAGGAATGATTCGTTCAAGGCGAAGTTGGCAGTCAATGCATTCATGTGTGTATTGTATGCCAATACATCCAGTATGTTAGACAGACCGGACGCTTCGAAGTTGTAGTCCTTGAACTCTTGTTGTTGTTCTAGGTAAATCTTCAGGTTGTTCTTGATTGCCTGAAAATCTAGTGCTGTTGATTTAATCGTTGTCGCCATTTATCTTAACCTACTTAATACGGTAGTAAATTCTACGAGTTCTCCAGTGTTGATTATCTTAAAGATAACCGTAACTTCCACTGCATTGTCATCCGGTTGCATGTTAACAATTACTCTCAAAGAGGATATGTCAACACGGGGTTCATACACTTCAATCACGTTTCTGATTTCACGAATGATGTTCTTCTCTGTAACGGGATCTGCCAGTTCAAACAAGAAGTTGTATAGGTTACCGCCACAATAGGGATTGAATGGTTTCTCTCCCTGATTAGTCAGTAACAAATTCTTAACTGCGAACTTGACAGATTCGACATTACGTTTTCGGAATACGTCTTTGGTTGTCGGAGACACGGCCAATGACAGATCCAGATCTGAATACTCTCTGTTCTTGGTTGCCTGTACGGTAGATGACGCTTCTAAGTTTCTGTCTTCTATCGATAGTGATCTTGTGATTGCCATATTAGTCTCTTAAATAACCTTGTATCTATTTATACGATTTAATCTAGCTTAACTTCGATTAATTCCCCACCAGACAACTGTTTTCCGTTATAATTGGTAGAGATACTAAATCCGAAGTTTAGGTCAAATGATTCCGTTACTTCGGGCATCTCAACAACAATCTGAGATGTCAACGAACCGTCTGGATTGTAGATGTCATAGTCAAGTGTAATCTTCTCATAAAAACAATAGTCTTTCCAATACTCCGCAATATCAAATGTCGCAGAGTGATCTATGTTACCTTCTCTATCGATTACCTGATATGCCACAACACGACCATCTTCCTTCTTCAGATTGTCACCCCCTACAGTCTCCAGAGGGCCACCTTTGTAAATACCTTCACTCACAATAAGACGTACATTGTTGAACAAGTCTGTGTTACCATTGATCGTTCGATACATCTCTGCATGGAGATAAAGGTTACGTGCAATTTGTTTACGTTCAGATGCGGGGCCTACATGGGAGAACGGTGTCTTATCCCCATACGCACCAAGGTACTTTGCGATGGTTACGCCTGGCGCAAGTTTAGTTCTAGATGAGATCTGATCCCCATCAAGAAAGTTTGGGTTGTATAACGGATCTGGTAATATGATCATCCTTTAAACCTCTTTCCTCTATTCTCAATTGAATTACCTATAGGCACCATACCAAATCTTGAAGACGGTTTAGCATTAACTGCACGTCCTATCTTCGGTGGACTAGTGTTATCATAGTCAGAATTAAGTCTACCTTCACCTACCATCTTGTTTCCAATCAAAGAACGGTTAGCGGTGTCACGAATCTTAGACCTAAGTTCTTGGGTTGTCGGGATCTTCTCGAACAGTCCTTCGTAATCGTCACGTAGAAGAATCTTATTCTTGAGAGAGTCAGCCGCATCAACCGATATGGCACGTACTGCAAAGTCACCCATTGTCATCATTGCACCAATCGCATCTGCAAGTGGTACTGGTTTCTTCGGTGTTGGAGTCTCTTGTGCTTCGACTGCCTTCTTAACGGTAGGATCACTCGCAGCACCAGCCGCACCTAACGCACCAGCAGTTGCCGCTTTCTGTGCTTGGAATGCAGTCTTCGCCTTGTCCGCTACGTTTGCGTTGTATGACTTGATTGCCTCTGATGCCTGTCCGTGGAACGATCCATAGAACGCAGCACCGGATGCAAAAGGAACCGCACCCATTGGCCCCATGTAAACGGGGGAAGTCATCTCTACCTGTTCACCACCGATCACACCCTTCATACCCATGACAGATAGTTCCGATCCAGTGATCGACATGACAGGTGAGGTTAAAATACATTCTGTACCCGCAGTCATAGTAAGACGATTGTCCGTCATTATCTGGATCTCTCCCTGAACATGGTTCTTGTAGTAACCCTTAGTCCAGTTAGAGTTTTGACCCAGAGTAATCTCAGCCCTATTCTCTACGGTCTTGTATGACGCAGATCCTTTAGTCGTATATTCGGTGTTCTTCGATACTTCGGTACGTTTGTTCAACAATACACTTTGACGAGAGTTACCGTGTATGTTTAGATTGTGATTACCACCCACGTCCATATTCCAGTCACCTGTAACCGTCTGGTTCAGATTACCCTTATAGACCATCTCAGCATCACCCTCTACGATGACCGTATTGTCTCCTCCGGTCACCTCGACTTTATTGTTCGGAGATGATATAATGATAGAACCATCAGCACGCATTTCGATACCACCACCCTTACGGTGTTTGATAAGAATACGTTCACCGCCTGGCGTATCATCATGTTCAATGACATGACCTGATGCGGTCTCCATGACCTGATTGAACGGGTACTGTGATGGTTGTTGATCTTCTATATTAAGTGATACGTTAAAGTCACCACCCCCAACATAGAGTTCATTTACCTGAAACCCACGTGCAGCTTGGTTTATACTAGACGTATAATGATAGTCCGTTCTAGGAAACTCACCAGTAGGATCTTGAAACCCTTCCTGTGGTACACCAAGAGTTCTGTCCTTGGCTGTATTCTTCCCTAACGAATTTTTATTTGATTCTGTTGTCATTGTGGTTTCTTCGTTATCAATTCAGATGGAGTAAAAGACGTATCTTTCGATAGATCTTCGTATACGGACTTCTTGCGGAATACCGTTTCTACATATTGTGATACATCAAAGTATGGGTCAGTCACTAAGGGTTGTATTTCGTTGTGACCAAACACTTGTCCACCATGATATCTTCTATAGAATGCTTCACATACTGATTCAAAGGTTGTCATCTGTTCACGAGTGAATGACTGTGAGGAACGATACTGATCCGGATTATCACATCCTGTCGCACAGTTTAGACCACCTACCAGACATATCTCGATCACAGTATCCGTGTGACCATTAACCACATTACTGGTCGATCTATCCATCGGTCGGGCTCTCTGTAAACGTCCGTCTCTACGTATCACCAAGTGATATTGAATACCATCGTCACCCGCACTAGTATGGTCAACGTGTAACTCTTCTGCACCAATGTTTTGGTTAGTGTATGTGTCTGACGCATGTACAACCATTCCGGTTATAGGACGTTTTATAAGTCTAAATTCTGTCCCCAGTTCTTCCTTAGAATCAATATAAGTGTATGCCTCAAACGCACTACTCTGTCCATCAAACTTAGCGAGTGTCTCAGTGAGATCAAAGTCTTTAACTACAAATGAATCTGAGGTAGTAATAAGTGAACCGGAGATCGTGGTATCCAGTGCAGAGAAATCTGCCTCAGCAGCGAAGACACGTTGTTGTGTTGCCTCGATCTCTGCATCCTCGATACCTGCGGCCTTCGCCTTTACCTTAACCTCATTCACAAACTCATCGTTAGTCTTACCTTCGGGAATCGATCCGATAACAGCCTTCATTTTAGGACTGAGTGTTTTATCTTCTCTGATTGTCGATTGTGTCGCCTTTGCGATACCTTCTAAAGTACCGTCCAATGCAGAAGAAACGATCTCAGTGACCTTACCTAATCCAAGGTTTGCGTTACTGGTAACACCTCGTACTAGACTAGTCGCAGCGTTGGTGATGTCCTCTGTGATATCTTGTAACATACCAAGACCAGTCTTTACCGGAGACTTATCGAAGAACTCTTGCAATGCACCCTGACTCTTTTCTAATCCTTTCAACGGTGCGTTGACTCCACTAGTAATCGCAGCACCTAGATCAGAAGCAGTTGCAGAGATAGAGTTTAAATTTCCTTGTAGATCGGTACTCATAGTACCAATATCGTTCTTAACATTACTCAATAAGTCTGCGGCAGGGTTCAATGATTGAATAGATGATACCTCTGAGGTAATATCCGCAACCATACCTTCTGCTTTCTTTATGGTATCGGTAATCGCACCTAGTCCACCAGTTGCGCCACCACCTGTTCCAGATGCAGCCTTTACTTCACTCGCAACCCCTTGGATCTTTGACTTCAATGCACTAGACTTACCCTCAACATCTGTTGCGGTTGCACTGATTGCGTCTAGAGATGATGCACCTAGTGTCTCCACTTCTAGTTTAGCAACAGGTGCGCCTAGTCCAGTTAACTGAACAACCACGTCAGATACAGATTGTTCTTCTTGATCACCCGCGACAATAGTGGTTTCCGCACCCGAATCCAATCCCACCGATACTGTGAGAGAAGGGGCAGACAGAGTCATCAGAGAAGATGCGGGATCTGCGACACCGGATAGTCCGGTTACCTGATCACCGAAAGAACACATCGCATCACCCATGGCGGTCTGCCCTGCGTTATCGATCTTAGACTCCATACTAGTAATACCACCGAACACCGCACCCGTTTCACTACCCAATAGTGTCGCATTCTTTGCGAACGTATTTTCGGTTAACGCTTTTGCGGAGGCATCGAGACTAGCACCAATACTTGAACCAGCTTGGTTGTCTGTTAATCTAGAATTAAGTTGACTTTTATTTAAAGGCATTATTCACCTATTAGTTCCTGAAGACCAATGCAGAGTCTCTCTACACTTTCGAAGTCACTCTCTTTCTTTACACCAAGATAATACTTTGCAAAGACTCGTTGACAATTGTTCTTTAGACCTTTTTCGTTAGTATCTGTTTTACGTAAACGAATGTTTGCGGCCGCTTGACTACTATTTAGTTCAAATTTAGTGAAGACCAATTGAGTCGCATATTTCGACCAATCGTTACTAAAGTTCTTGAGTATAAGTTTACGTTCGTTTTCCCATCCCGCAATACCTAGAGGGTTATCTTCACCCGCAACCTCTACGCCAGTCTCATTAAGTCTTGACTTGAAAATAAGTCCTGCCATAATACCGACTGATTGTTTCAATGAGTAACCAGCACTGAGGAAGTATTTGACTCCCTCTAGTTGACGAGCCTGCATTGTATTACCATAGACTCGACCGACATTATCGTTCTCGACCTTCACTGTATCGATAACACTTATTTGTTGTTCAAAGAATACCACGTCTTGCGAGATTCTCTCTTGTACAGTCTTGAACTGAACATTACGTTGAACACGTGTAGGATACTCTATCTTAGGTATAGATCCCAACACCAATGGTATCTGTGAAGCGACACCATCCATGAAGAATCCGAATACCGTTGCACCTGAAGTCAGTCTAGGTGTTTTACCTAAACCAGACACACCCGCCTCTGTGGTAGGTAGTACTACTTGGGCCCAAGGTAGATCGTTCTGTGGTATCTCTCTTGTAGATGGATTGTGTACACCGTGGACACGAATCTTGACACGACCTTCCAAACCATATGGGGGTGTGTGGTCAACAACATCTGCGATAAACCAACGAGTATTGTCACCGTAGTATTCTGTTTGGATTGCTTTCATTATCCCCTCACCAACTTGCACACTGTCATAACAACATCATGACGTGTGTTCTTGAATGTATGTCTTGTGTTATAGATTAGGAACTCACCTGTTCGCAATAAGTCGAAAGGTTCTGTTGATTGTGGATCACCATCATCGGAGATTGTTTGGATCTTAACTATATCACCAACACTGGCTTTGGCAACAATGAATCCTGCGCCTGGAACAGTTAATTCAAATTGATTCTTGTATAACATATTTCTTATAGCAACGTTTCCGACCTTAGTCTTGAAACTGCCTGGCTTCATTTCATCATGATAACTCTTGAACGTACCATATGTACCTGTAGATGTAATCTGATGATATATTCTAGAATCTAATTGATCAACGTATTCATCATTTAGCTTAAATTCTTCTGGATATACGTTTTGTTTCCCAGCCTCTATTATACCAGAATCTGAGATTTTGTCAAGCAATTTCTTTACACTAAAGTGTTCCGAACCAATTTGTCCTGTCGCAAGGTTAGTATTTCTATAGGATGCACCGACACCACCCGCCATCATCTGTTTAAATGTGTTCTGTAACTTGGCGGTTCTCATGGTCTGCACTTGGAAGGTACGGTGTAACGGAGACTTATCTTCGGTCTTCTTTACGTTCGATGGTGAGTACAGATACGGCAACTCACTATTCCAAGGGTCTTGTTCCAACATCTTGTCAAGACTACCCAACCGGATATTAGTGTCGTGTATAGATGCATACAAGAATAACGGACAACCATTGGTGGTAGTGGCTCTGTCTCTCAACCAATCACATGCTTCGAGTGGATGCAAGTAAGGGATCAGTATCTTCATGTTACTTTGGATAGATGGTTCTAGATAGGACAAGTCTACGTCTTTCCGTAGATCCTGACCACATATCTTAGTGATCTCTTTTTCTAACGTATCCGTGACTGTACGTGATATCTTCTTAGACTTACTAACGACAGCGTGTTCGTCCATGATAGTGAACACATATATACTGGCTTGTCCAGCATCATTACTTTTAATCACTTGATCAATACTAGTCATTATAAACGATCTAGACATTACTGGCAATAAAGTTTTATCTTCAGATGCCATTTCAATGAATAATCTTTCGGTTCCAGAAAATCCTATACCATCAACGAAACCCTGATCATCAGATATAGCAATCTGGCCAGAGATATAAGGTTTCTCTAGACTCTCAAAGAATACCAATTCTACAATGTTAGAGTTCAAATTGATACGGTTAGAAACGTCCTCACCACCCTGTTGTTCGGAAGTGATAAACGCTTGCGTTATCTTATATTGTGATTGGTTCTCGTTCTTCATCGGTTATTTGTCAACCTATAAAATTCTTTAGTTACACTTTCAACACTAGTGTCTTTCAATACCTTGATCTGTTTCAAGTCTTCGTTACGTGCGATCATTCGTTCATAGTAGGTCACTTCGGTTAACGATGAAGGTATCTCTTCCACAAATGGATCGATGTCTACGTATTCTCCAGCTGCATTCTCATAATGATGTACAGCGTTGTATTGTGCATCTTCTCTATGAATACGTGCGAATACTACTAGACCAGTGGTATCGTCACGGAAGTAGATCTGTTCTCCCGCCTGAAACCTTGCTTCACCATCATTAAACAATCGCACTCTTGCGGTCAATGTATACTCATAGTTACCGACTTCGAATGGGATGTTTCTAATATTTACGATAGTATCTATCTGAGATAGTGTCAAGGTATACCCAGTCAAAGAAACGGGATCTGCCGTTGGATTGTCTAAGTCTTTTTTCAACAAGATCCACTGATCGGTATTTGCGAAACGTTTCAATGGATCTGTCAATGATATTTCAGCTGCACCGTTAGTGTTAATCGTTACAACAAAGTCTTCGTTGCCTTCTATGTACGCATGTTCAGTATCGATGGTCAATTGACCCAAGTCTAGGTTTCGTTTGATGATCGTTCCTACGGTACCCGATATCTGACCCGTTACTGTTCGACCAACCTTGAAGTCATAACCACCTTCGGCAGTTGCAATGTCTGCGGTAGTTGTGATGATACGATGCGGGTAGAAACCTTTAGCACGTTCCAACAACTCTTCGGTCTTCAACGGCCAACCAGACTCACGTAAGTGGTCATTCATCAGATAGAATGTCCAGTAATGAGTGTAGTCACCATACAACTGTAATGCTAACGTATCCGGTCTATCTCCAGACTTGATAGTATAATCTTCGTAGAATGCCTGTTGCGGTTTGACCTGATCAATGATATCGACATATTGAGTAAGATTCTGGAAAAGAGAATATGAAGTCTCGTCCCCGAACTTATAATATAACTTCTCAAACCGTTGAAAGTATTTTGTACTCATTAGAATCCAACTCCATCCGCATCCACGTCAAGAATATCTTTCTTGGATAGTGTAACGGTTTCGGTAAAGTTAAGGTTCATATCCACTTCGAGGAACTCTCCATCATCGTGGAACGCCATCTGACTCGCATTGTAAGTGGTATCAACCGAACGTAGGAAACAAGGTTTAACTTTGTGTGCAATAGTCTTACCATCATATTCGAACTCAAGGTTAAACTTGTTAGGGAACTGATAACCCAGAGACAACTCTTGTCCACCAATTGTAACAGGAATGTCTTCGGGATACAACTCACTACGGAAAAAGTTAACGATCTTCTTGACCTGTGCAGCCTCTTCCTTAGATCGTGCAATCATCTTAAAGTTAAACGCAAACTCTCGCATATTAACTTGTTTAAATAACGAGCGTTGGTTTGGATTCGTGGTAACACCTGTCTGTAATTTGAGACCCGCAGTAACTTCATCACTGAACTTACCGGCAGACGATGCCAGTTTCACTGTTGCGAGTTTTGCGAGACCATCGTTTGCACCACCACCACCAGTAAGACCATTCACAAATGACCCTACACCATCTGCCATAGAACC